TAATGTCACTGGAAACATTCGCATAGGTCTTGCGAACGCGGTGACAGGTGCCCCCATAGCTGCTGCCCTTACAGCATCTACGGCAGGATCGGGGACGGACGCTTACCAAACAATCCCGTTTGCAACGCCTTACGCTGCGGTCGGCCCAGCTAACTACCTCGTGTGTGTTCAATATGATAGCGCAACGGCTCGATACAACACACACACCCTTGGGACTGATCCTTGCATTGTTCAAACAGGGACGACATATGGGACGATGCCAACAATATCCCCGTTGCCAACAGTATTCGTTACAAATATCGGCAACATCATGAGTTTCTATTAAACCTTGAAAGGAATCTAAGCTCATGACTTATATGCCAGCAACATTACAGTTGATGAATGAGACCATTACCACGGCTCAGACAGCATCGACAAAAACATCCGTGAGGGGATTAGCGAGATCTAAGTCCGTTGCCTTTCATTGCATCTTTACCTATGGGTCTGGGGGGACATCCGCAAAAGTCTACATTCAAACGAGCTTTGATGGAGGAACAACGTGGGTAGATATCGCGAACTTTGCGCATACTACATCCTCATTAAGCCGTGCTTATAACCTTTCGGCTTTAACGCCTGTTACAACAGTTTACACGGTAACTGACGGAACATTAACGGATAACACCTGCAAGGATGGGCTTCTTGGCGATCAATATCGCGTAAAATTTACATCCGTCGGTACTTATGCAGGGTCAACAACGTGTGCGGTTTATGCTGTTGCTAAGGATTAACAATGAGTGTTTTAACAATTGCTCAGAATGTTGCAAAAGAGACGGGGTTTAACGTCCCGTCTACTCTTGTAGGCAATTCAGACGAAATAGCCGTCCAATTGTTAGCCCTCATTACGGCTGAAACAACAGACCTTTCTCAAGGCGTTATCGGTGGAAGGCCAGTTGATTTTGACTGGCAAGTACTCATGACAAGGGGAACGATAACCTTTGTCAACGGAACAGAGGCCTATAACTTTCCAACTGATTATGATGCTTCATTTGTTCCTGAAACCATGTGGAACAACACCACAGGGCGTCCAATTATTATTCCCATAAGCCCACAACAATTTGAGGTTCAAAAGAACTACCTTTTAGGTTCGGGTGTTGATTACATGGCTTATGTTTATGGAAACCAGTTTCATTTCTCACCTACACCATCCTCAACAGATTCAATTGTATATGAATACAAAAGCACTAACTATTTTAGAACGGTAACCACGGGCGTAGCAAAGGCGGCTATAACGGCAGATACCGATTACACGGCTCTTAATGAAAACATTATAAAACTTGGAGTAAAGTTTAGATTTCTTCAGGCTAAAGGACTCGTTCCGGCCATTGGATATGAACAATGCTTTGAATATAAAAACTACGCTGCTGCTGTAGAAAAAGCGATGCTTAAAGATGGGGCTGGAAGACCCATCATCACAATGTCCAACAATGTGAATCCTTGGTGGTTAGCCGCCGAGACACCGGATTCAGACTGGCCACAGAGCTAGTGTCATGCCATTAGTAACAATCCCTGCGCCTATTAAGGGATGGAATACCACAGACTCACTAGCCCAAATTCCGTCTGATATGGCGATCACACTTGATAATTTAGTCCCTAATACTGCAAGTGTCTCCACACGAAAAGGGCAAGAAGAACATGCAACAGGTGTGGGATCAGGGAATGTAGACTCTCTATTTGAATTAAAAGCGTTATCGGTTTCAAAGTTAATTGCAGCCGCAAGCGGCAATATTTACGATGCAACCTCCGAGGGATCGGCAACGTCCCTCGCGTCTGGATTTGCAAGCGACCAATGGCAAGGATCGGTTTATAATGGCAGCCTTGCAATGGTAAATGGGGTCGATTCACCTCAAGGTTATGATGGATCAACCGTAACCGCAATGACAATTTCGGGATCAGGGTTAACACCATCAACCCTTTCAAGTGTAACAACCTATAAAAACAGGATGTATTATACGCAAATCGACAGTCAAGATTTCTGGTATGGGGCATTAAGTACATTTGGGGGGGCATTGACAAAGTTCCCGTTAGGTAAGGTCGGGAATTTTGGTGGAAACCTTATCGCTATCCAAGGTTTGACGAAAGACGGCGGGTCTGGTCAAGATGATGCCCTTTGCTTCTTTATGTCTTCGGGTGAAATAATTGTTTATGAAGGGATTGATCCTGGAAGCGACTTTGTATTAACGGGCGTTTTCAAAGCTGGCCGTCCTTTAAATTCCAGGGCAGTTGCAAAATTTGGGGCGGATATACTTTTTGCCACAAATGAAGGTTACTTGCCAGTTTCCTCACTTCTACCTCTTTCTTATGGAAAAGATAATGATAAAATAAATAAGTACATAAAGGGTGCCGCTAGTGAAGCTGCTTCCGCTTATGGGAGCATGTTCGGGTGGCAAATTACCATTTCCCCTGCCGACAATATTTTACTCGTTAATGTCCCCCAAACTAATAATACCTTTGTCCAGCATGTCTTAAATGTCAATACGTTAGCCTGGTGCCGATTTACGGGTATAAATTCAAGGTGTTTATGCGTATTTGGGAACACTCTTTACATGGGTGGCACCAATGGCACTATTTATAAATATGGCTCAAATTTCATTGATATAGATTCCAACATTGAGACCGAATATCAATCCCCTTATTTACGGTTAACAAAAGGCCAATCGAAAACGACAGCCTTCAGGCCACGTGTGCGTTTTGATGGTGATATGACAATGACCGTTAATAAGTCTGTGGATTTCAAACCATTTGGAACAGCTTATTCTTTTGATTATCAAGGTATCGGTGCTGACTGGGGCGACCCTTGGGGGAGTGACTGGGCTACAACCAACTCCATTATTAACTATTTGAATTACAACAACATTGGTTATTCAACAAGCTTAAAATTAAACTTTTCTTGTTCGGGAAGCATAGATTTTTATGAGACGGATTTTCTCGTTCAGGGGAGTAACCGGATATGAATCCAATTGCCATTAATGACCTTAATCTCCTCAAGTTTTGCCATGAAAAAGTTGGTGGGTATGGAAAACCTATAGGGGATGAATTCCCTGATAATTGTGTCGTCCTTGGTCAATATAGAGACGATAAGGAGCCATTATGGGTAATGGTTCTTCATGAGTTTAAAGAAGATCATGATTGCATGATGGATTTAACCCTGAATCATAAAGGCATGCTTACCCCGTCCCTTTTCAAAATGATGGGAAGGGTGGTCTTTGATTACATATTTAATCAGGCCAAACTTGTCAGATGTTCATCACAGGTAAGGGCAAGCCATAAAGCATCAATAAGAATTACAAAGGCATGGGGAATGCGTGAAGAGGGCGTGAAACGCTTAGGGTTCAAATGTCCGAAGCCTGAAGATATGTACCTTTTTGGGATGCTTAAAACTGAATGTCCTTGGATTTAGGAGAGTTAGATGATGTTTAAATCTATTTTTGAGATGGTTCTTCGTGGAAAAGATGGCGGCGGCGGTAGCGATTATTCACCCCCTCCTGCTCCTGACCCCGCAGTAACGGCAGCCGCACAAGGTGCGCAAGACCGCAAGACCGCAATGACAAATGCTATTCTTTTGAACCCCAACATAAATAGCCCTTATGGTTCGATTTCCTATGACACTAATAGCTATAATGTTGGAAACGATGTCACAAATGTCACGAGGCCGACCCAGACAACGGTTTTAAATCCAGCTCAACAAAGGCAGTTAGATTCAAGAAATCAAATATCAGATTATTTGAATACAACCGGAATCAGTCTTGCATCTAGAATGCCTAAAACAGAACTGATAGCACCAAACACACCCATAAGACCCACAAATATAGATTATTCAGGAGTTGATCAAACACCCACATTAGATCAATTCGAGGGTGACAGATCACGTGTTGAAAAGTCTGTTTACGATAGGCAAATGAGGTTAATGCAACCTGATCTTGACCAACAAAGGAAATCTCTTGAAGAAAGGCTTGTTCAGACCGGAAATCCATTGGGGAGTGAGTCTTACGGAAAGGAAATGGATCGTTATAACAGAAATTATAACGAGTCGCTTCAGAGTCTATCCGATAGAGCGGTTTTAGCAGGAGCGGATGAACAAAACCGTTTATTTAATACGGCTAATCAATTAAAGACGCAGCAAATTGCAGATGCAATGCGTCCCTATCAAACGGCTGATCAATTAAGAAAAGATCAGATTTCAGAAAATCAATTATTGCGTAACCAGCAAATAAACGAGTTGTCTGCAATTTTGCAAGGGCGAGAGGCCATTACATTGCCCGTAGGTGCTCAATATAACCAGACCGCATTACGCGCACCGGATATAGCAGGGATGACCCAGCAAGCATATCAAAGCAATTTGGCAAATTATAACCAAGCTTATCAAGCACAGCAGCAAGCCCAAAACGCACAGAATCAAGGGTTGTTTGGGATTGGCTCTAGCTTATTAAATCTTGGTACAAGGGCATTTTTCGGGCTTT